CAAATCTGCACAGGAAACAGTTTATGCTGCACTGAAAGAAATCAATGTAACTCCTACTGAAAATCAGAAAAAGCTTATATATGATTTTATCCAGGAAGCAGTAAATGACCTTGGACATGCTCCTGTAAGTGAAGCTGAAAAGAATGCACAGATTGCTAAGACACAGCAGGATTTGGCTACGTCTCAAGCAGAAACCGAGCAATTGAAACAGAAGTTGGCTACTATTCAGAGTACATCTCAAATAGCACAAACTGTACAGAAATAATTATTGCCTGGGAGACCAGGCAATATTTTAGAAATTCTATTGTGAATAATTAAAGACTTAGCACGAAATTAATCATGCTAGGCCTTTAACCAAGTTTGTTAATACATAAATAAGGAAAAATTATTTATATATGCTTTAATATGTGTATTAATATTATGTCTAAAAATAAAAATTATATTCATTTATCTCCGTTGCTTTCCTTTTCTTTTAAAATCAGTTCTTTTTAAACTTACCATGATAAGTGGTGTCTATTGCTTCAAACGGGCTGTTATGGAATACAGTATCTAGAATTCTTTATGCTCCTCTAAAAACGGGCGGAATAATTTTTCTTCAGCTTCTCTCCTGGCCTTTATAGCATCTTCTAGCTTTAAGAAATAACCTAATTCACTTAACTTTCCCTTGAACATTATATAACTTCGCCATTTCTTCTCTCTTTTATTCCAACATACTCCCTTTACTCCACTTTTAGTTATTTTAGATTTGTTATTATTTAACAATCCTTTAACTATGGCAACATTAGTATGCTCTATATTGTTTTCTTTCCTTAAAGTTCCTAAATTATCCCTACTGATACACCCACATGATTTTGTTAGCCCTGATGTAAGGCTCCTGCCAATCGTAATAATTGTATTTCCACAATCGCATTTGCATTTCCATAAAGAATTATGTTTTTTATCAACCCCCACATTTTCTAAAACAATTAATTTTCCAAATCTCTTTCCTACTAAATTAATTTTTTTCTTTTCTCTATATTTTTTAAATTTTTCTTCTCTTGTGCATCCACAAGACTTTGTATGACCACTTCTCAAGCTTCCGCTTGAAACATAAGTTATATTACCGCAACCACATTTACATTTATATAAAACACTTCCTGATGAATTTCTCTTATTGGTTGCTTCTATAACCAAAAGTTTCCCAAATTTTTGACCAGATAAATCTTTAAATCTTGTCATTCCCAACACCTATTAACTAGTTCCCTTATTTTTTCTCTTATAAATTCAGCTCTACTGGAATAACCATTCTTTTTAATGGCTTCATCTAGCCTGTTTTCATATTCTTTCTTCTCTTCTATGTTTTTATGTGGAAGCCTTATTTCTGTATATATCTTAGCCATTTTATCACTCCTTAAAGAACCAACCTGTAATTTTATGGGTTGGTTCTAATTGCTTTACAAATTTTCCAACCATTTATTAATTTCCTGTATATCTTCTTCATCTATTCTATTTAAGTCAATACCACAGTTAGATACATAATCAGTTTGAGGATTATCAGAATCTATATCAGGATCAGCATCTTTATATTGATCCAAGATATTTTCTACATTATCATTATCAATGCTACATTCCGCCCCATCTCCATTTACAAAGGCCCATTTTCCTTCTTCCTCTTTAAAATATCCTAATCCATTAAGTATACCTAATTTATACATTTGAATTCCTCCTTATTCATTATATTCGCCAAAGCTACTTTTTAAATGCAATTTTTTTCTTACTTTCTTTGCCATAGTTCTAAAAATAAATTGGGGGGTATGTCTTATCCAATAGCTTGCATCCTCTATATTATTTAAAGCATAATCTCTTATTTTTCCCATGTCTTCCCTCATTACTACAATATTCATACAGTATCTTTTAAATACCACATCATCTGTCATAACACTATTAACCCAATTGCTAAAATCTTTTCTAATGTCCTTAGCCCATTTTATTTGTTTTTCAGAGCCTTTCAATTCTATCATTATTTTTTCAACTCCTTTTATATTAGAAAGGAGATACTTCATGGTTAAGCCAAATTGAAAACTATAGGTTACTTCTGGGTATTCTCTTTTAATTTCTTTCGTTAATCTGTGTGCCTCTCTAATTAATTCTCCATTAAATTTAAACATTTTTCATATCCCCTTTCCTTACTATATTTATAGTATACCGTATTATATACGGTATGTCAATAGATTTATTAGAAAATATTTAGAAAATAATTAAATAAAAAAGTGTAGATTTCTCTATGCTTTTTTATTGTAACAAATTCCCTACATCTACATATTATATATAATAGGTACAGCTTAAAGGTATAAAAGGTACATGAAGGAGGTACGACTATGCTACAAATGATAACAAAATTATTACTTAACAAAACTTTTAAAACTAATAAAACAACGGATGCTGCAGATATAATTTGGAATCACCAAGTATATCCAATTTACATTATAGTAAGAAATAAGTTTATATTTTGTATGCAACATAAATTGTTAAAAAGACAAGATATATTAGACTTTAAACTCTTACTAAATAAAAGCATAAATAAGAAAAAATACACTAGAATTAAATTTAAAAACGATTGCCATGAAATCTATAGCAAACTTAAAGACAATAAAATTTCAAAACAACAGATGTTAACCTTAAATAAATTTTTAGATCAATTTACAAACCAATCATAGTTGTATTTTATCCATGGAAGGAAATTTTAAAAATAAACAACCATATTTATTTTAATTTTCTTCCCTCTCTTACATAATAATTTTATTTGGAGGCTATAATGGAACTATTTTTCTTGGACAAATTAATATTAAATTTTATAAAAAATATTGATGCAAGAACTCTTTTTTCTCTTTCTGTTGGAGGATTAATTTTCACAACGATATTAGAAAACAAGAAAAAGAAGGTGAGAAGATGATTACTGAATTTGCAATAGCAACAGGCATAGTGTGTGGAGTTAACTATTTAAAAAATCCTGCCACGAAAATAAAAAAAGATTTTAATAGAGTTATGTCAAATAACAATTTAGATTATAAAATAATGCAAATATCAAATAAAGATTATGGATATAATTTAATAATTAACTTAGGATATCAGGGCTATGAAAAATTAGAGAGTACCAAAGATATGCTAGAAACTGCGTTGGGATATAAAATTTATATAGAACAAAATAAAAACTTAAAGACTGCAGTAATGGATATGATTAGACCTATTTCAAATGTTAAATTTGAGCCTATGAAAATTCAGCCATATGAGCTGTATATCGGTAAATCATTTACTCAAAGAGCAATTATATCAAACATGAATAAATTTCCTCATGTGCTTGTCTCTGGACAAACTGGATGTGGCAAAACAGAGGAAATAAGAATTATCTTAACTAATCTTATTTATAATTATTCTAAAAGAGATATTAATTTATATTTTTCAGATTTATCAGATACAAATGATTTTATTGTATTTCAAAATTGTAATCAAACAAAATTCTATGCAAGAAACATATATGACAGTTTAAAATTATTCAAATATTTAATGCATTTATATACCAAAAGACTCTCTATATTTGCAAAGTTTAATTGTAAAAACATCCTAGAATATAATAAAAAGAATCATGAAAAAAGGATGTCTTATGTTTATCTAATTTTAGATGAATTTGCAGACTATTTTCCTGCTAATCAACACATGGTTTATTATAAAGAAAAACAGGAATGCTACAATATTTTACGAGAATTAATTAGAAAATCTAGGAAAGCAGGCATATTTCTTATAGTTGGTATCCAAAGACCAGATACTACAGTCCTGGATCCTTCACTAAGAAGTGGCCTATGTACTAAAATAGCCTTCAGCCAAAACAATAATGCATCAAGCCTTACAGTATGCGATAGTAATGAACTTACTAATATAGAGAATAGACAAGCTTTGTTTATGGCAGGAAACAAAAGGGAATGGTTTAGAACCTTAGATGTGAATGATAAAATAATAAAAAAATATGTTGCTAATAGTTATATTATTTCAAAACCATACAAAGAGAACTCTCCTAACAAGACCACAAATATAGTTGATGTAAAAAAATATACTGAAATTAAAGAGTTACCTTCAAGAAAGAAATCTAAAAGAAGGATAAAATTATGATATTGATGGAGAGAGATAAAAATATTTTAAGACATATAGAAAAATATAAAAGTATAACTATTACTCAATGCAGTAAAATATTTTATCGTAATCATAAACAAGCATATTACCAGGCTAGAAAAAGATTATCAATTTTATATAAAAATAAATATTTAAAAAAATATAGAAAGGACCCACGTTCTGAAACAATTTATTTCCTCAATAAACATCTAAGCTACCACGATTTAAAAGTATTTGATATATATGCAGATCTAATAAACATGGGAGCAGATATATTATTTTTTAAAACCAAATACAGAATTAATAATCCCAGTGGATACAGAGAAATAGACGCACTTATAGAGTGCAAATACAATGGATATTTCTATCCAATAATTTTAGAAATAGATATGTCGCATTTTACAACTATAGAAAAACTTAATGATATATACAATTCTAAGCATTTCCAAGATAAATATAAAAAATTAGCACCTGATATATTTCCAACAGTTTTGATATTTAGACCATACTTACCACTAGATCCACTTAATAGTGATTCATTTGACATATTGGTAATGCAGTTTAACAACTACAGTCTGGAGTCTCTCTTTGGAGATGATTAACTAATTACTATTAGACCCCATTACTATATTTATTTCTAATTACTATTGTTAGTTGAAAATCCTTAAAATGCTACTATACAACTACTTAGATTATACCTTTTAGGATACGTATTATTTATAGGCATAAAACAAAGGTACATCCGAAAGGTATAATTTACATGAACTGAATAAACATAAAAAACACACTAAATATAAAAAAATATCCTTCTAGTTTTGTGCTGCTGATTTTAACCATATTTTTGTATGGATAAAATAATTCTATTCCTTCCCAAGTTAACATATCTAAAAATAGATGTGTGAAATATCCTATAGCAAAATATAATGCTGCTAATTTAGATATAGGAACTATACAAGCAGTAAAAATTAAGAGGAATAG